AACCAATATAGACGCCAGAAGATGCACCAAGAGTTCCGCCCGTTACCGTCGTAGACGATGAAAGGAGAACCATTCCGGGTCCGATTGGCATGCCACTGTTTGCCGTAACTGTCAGAACGCCGTTCGTTGCCGAAGCGGTGACCGAAGCATAAGCATCAAGTGCAAGAACCGTATCCGTAACGCCTGTATCCGAACGGGTAAATACCGAAGAATAATAGACGCCAGTGGTCGCGGAGTTAGTCGAAACGAGCGTAAGAGTTGCACTCGTTGCGTTTGCAGAAGCCACAATGGCTGCTGCTGCGTTGGTGTATGGAACGCCAGTGACCGAAACAATGTCACTGAAGCCATACCATCCAAAATCCTGCGCCGACTGCGCTTCACCCGGAAGATAGGTAAATGGTTGGCGTGGATCAAGGATGCCGCCCCCCGCATAAAATAGCGAGGAGCCTAGATCAGGGTTGTAGTCAGAAGGCTGCGTTGGGTTCTGCCCAAATACAATCAACGGACCGGAGAATGCGGTATCAGCCATGGTGCCTTCTCCTTACGAGGTTGGGAATGAACCGTAAATCGAACGCCAGTTATAGTAACCGAACGAGTAACGCTCATAGCCCTTGACGAGCAAGTTGTCAGTGACAAAATCGACTTGCATGTCTGTTTCGAACTTAATGCGTTCCATATAGGCAAGACCATCAATGTTCGTGAGCAAGAACCATGCATAAGACGAGGTCAAGAAGTCGTTGACCATATAGCCTTCTGGCAAGCCGCCTGCAGTGGTCATGATCGCGTTGACATCGTTATCTGCAGTACCCGGACGCAATTCAGTCTTGAGAAGACGGATCGCAACTGGTTCTAACTGCGGAGGAACAATCAACTTACGGCCACGAGCGAAGACCTTCAAGTTAGCCTGATCGCGGAAGTTCGTGCGGATCGCAATCATTGCGTTCAACAAGGTGGCTTCGTTGAGGTCAACTTGGGTCGTTGGCGTGTTGGCTACCGTGTTGCCGTCGATCGGATGCGAAGTGGAGCAAAGTGCAACACCGTCACCGCCAACTGCAGCATTATAGGTCTGTGCCGTGTTCAGGATGTTTGCGCCATAGATTTCCTTGGTCTGCTGGAAAGATTCAATCAGGCCGAGGTTTGAAGGCGTAAACTGGGTCTTGTAGAGGTTGTCGTCGATAGCTTTACGGGTGATTGCGTAGCCGAGTGCAATTTCCGTATGCTCTTGGTTAAACACAAAACGTTCACCAGCACCCGAATCGAATGCAGTCTGACCACCTTCGGTCTTTAACTGGGCCAAACCGAGATAACGCATTTCAGCGGTACGTTCGAGGGCCATCTTTGATTCATGCTTCGTGAAAATCTTGTCGTACTGAGATGGGATCATCTCGTACTTGCCTTCTACGCCACGGAGACCGGGAAGGAGAAGGTCACGGATCTGTGAGAGATTAACAGCCATGGAAGTCTACTCCTTACGAGATACCAGTGACAGCAGAGTTCGAACGCCAGACTTCGTTATTGAAGCCAACGATCAAGTTGCAGTACTGAGTGGTTTGATCTCCACCGTTTCCGAGGGAAACAGCATAATCGACAACGATGAAGGGCGAGGTATTTGTGGTGGCCGTAGCGTTTACATAAGCCGTTGAACGGCCGCTAAGGTTGTTACCACCGTTGGCGTTACCAGACGTTGCACCCGTTGAAGAGTAAGCAAACGTGACAAGCTGACCTTGGATGCCAGAAGTCTGCGAGGTAGCCGTACCCGTTACAGGGAAGCCAGCGCCCGAAGTCTGAACAACAAAACGTGCGTTAGGATCGTCAATGACATATGCCTCAACGTCGCCCGTTGCACCCGAACCCGGCCAATAGTTTGACCAAACAACGCGGTTAAGCGATGTGGAGAGATAACGGCAACCAACGAAGATACCAGCAAGCTGAACCGAACCACCTGCAGTTGCCTGCGTGATGTAGCCGTTAGCGGTTGAGGTTACAGGCTGTACTGGGTCACCAGTGAAAATGGCGGTTGTATTACCAGCGGCAATACGACGAGCGGATTGTGCGAACGTTGGAGCGCCGCCTGCACCACCCTGATATTGTAAAAATCCGTAGGGCGCAAAAGTGTTCGCCATGACGGGTTCTCCTTTCAGAGAGTTCCAATCATCGCGCGCCGGGGCGATTTAGAAACAGGTTAAAGATCAACCCTTCCACGCCGGGGGAAGAGGAAACATATTATTACAGAAAAAAAACCAAAAGAAAAGGGGGCCGAAGCCCCCAAATCAATCTGGTATTGGCATAGGCTCATAACTGCTCTTAATCTTTGGAGCAATCTGAGCGTCTTCGCGGCTAATAAGACCGCCTTTACCCTTTGGATCTAACTGTCCTTGCTTGATTTGGACCTGTTGACGGGCATTGAGATAGTCGCGGTGTCTGCGCTCTTCGGTGATTTCCAAAGGACGTTCGCATAGAACCATGCCTTCGCGTTCGATAGACCCCACATAGCCCTTGGGCATCATTTCAGGGTGTCTAAATGATTCGACAGGTTCCCAACCACCAATAGTGATTCGGTTGTAGTGCGATGGGTCTTCCCATCCCATAACCGACTTCATTTTCCACTCATACGACCATCCATCTGGCGGGGTAGGGGTGGCAAATTTGTCTACGCCTTCGTCTAGATTGGCATTGTTATGCCCACGCAGTTCTGCCGCACGTCTTGCCGCCCGTTCACGGGGACTTTCTGATGCAACATCAGTACCTTCGCTTGTTTCTGGACGAGCCGTTGGCCGAATAGGGGGCCGTTCTTTTTTTTCTTCAGCGATATTTCTCATGGTTGTTCCTAACCTGCTATTTTACCTTCACGGAGAAGGGCTTGTTTTGATAATGCGTATTCACGATCGGTCATGCCAAGGTCTCGGGCGGTTTCCCGCTCAATTGCTGTAAGCCTGACAACATTGGAATTGGGGTTTGTGCTTCCAGAACTGCCAGAACGAGACACTGGGGCCGCTGGAGGTGCAGAACGCCGTTGAGTGGGGGCAGAAGCCTCGGACATGGCACTTGGTTCCGGTTCACGTAAACGGGCTGGCTGTATATCCAACTTGCGTTCAACATATTGGAAGTATTCAGGCGTATCAGCTTTGATACCGCGGCGTACGGCCGAGTTATGGGCGTCAATCATGTCCGCTTTAAGCGTTTCATCCTTGGCATATTCAGGATGCGCCCTAATCCACTCCGCTGATTCGCGGGTTAATTGGGATGCAAACGCTTCTACAGGATCATTAGACGCATAGGCGGGTCGCACAGGCGTTTTTGCAGCTTGTTCTGCCTGCATTTTGCCTTTTACAAGGTCACGAAGGTCCAATTCTGCTTTTGTCATCGTTAATTGGATGTCGGCAGCGGCATCGTAGTCGCCAACAGACAAGGCATCACGAAGATTTTGCTTTAAAATGTCCGTATTGCGTTTAACGGTGTCAATTGCGTTTTCGTATAGTTTTAAATTGGTATCGTTGACATCGTTTTGAGCGGCCGCAAAGCGTTCCGTTGCCTCATTGGCACGGCGTTCAGCATTTTCTCGAGCCTTACGCTCTTCTTCAAGCCGTGCTTTGAGTTCATTAATGCCATCTTCAACGGTTAATTCTGCTTGAGGACCGCTAAATGGCTCTTTTTCTGGCTCTTTTACCTCTGCAACAATGATTTCGTCTTGTTTTGTCTCATTCTCAAGAGGTTCTAGATCCAGTTGGAGTTCTGGTTCATTATCGGTTGTCATGTTTATTCCTTACCAAACATAATCAGGCGACTGAATACGCGCCCGAATTGTGTAATCTTCTAAAATACGGCACGGAGCACCGTTTACTGCTAACGCCCAACCATCAGATGGACGAAAAACAACCCAATCGCCTTCTTTAATAGATACATCCTTAAACCATTCGCCCTTTTCATCTTTAAAAGCGATAGGACCAACCTTTAATACCAAGCCAACTTTGCCTTGATACTTGTCTTCATCAACGGTTTTATCAGTAAGAATGATGCCGGATTTGGTTTTGGTTGGACGGATATAGATACCAACAAGAATTTGGTTGTTAAAAAGTTGAAAGTCTTTGAGATCGCCAATGGCTTCTTTAATTTCAACGGACGGGTCTACTGTGTGTTCCATCTTCATAGGAGGCATTTATTTATTCCTTAACGCATTTTGCTTAAAATGTTGTTGGCTTCGTCCATAAATTCAAGGGCTAGGGCTAAACCCTGCACCATGCCAACCGCTTTTTTATACTCGTCGTATGAATTAGCAGAACCACCCGCAAGGTTGTCCCGTGCCGTTTGATAGGCTTCAGATATTAGTTTTTTCAGTTCTTTTTCAAACTGGTCTTTACTCGTTAACATTCCAGACCCCTCTGGTTAGTACCCCTCTTGAATGGCTGGACCGGACGCCAGAGGGGTTAAAAGCGCCCGGCCCTCCTCTCATCGGATGGGAGACACACCCGAGAAAAGTATTATTTGCGACCCCTTGTTGGTTTTAAACCGTAGGCGTCAATTTTTTCCAATCGAGCGTTGGCACCACCTGATCCTGTATCAATTGGATAGGCACGGCCACCTGTCTTGCGACCCATAGGCATACCTTGTGGAGGCATTGGCATACCTTGTGGCGTCATTGGAGGCATACCTTGTGGACCCATTGGAGGCTGACCGGCCTGTTGCGGGATACGAGGCGACACAGGAGCGTTAGGCATAGGAGCGCCACCCATCATACCCGTAGGCTGTTGACCCTTGCCGGATGCAATAATGATGTTGACGTTGGTTTTGCCTTTTCCAACCTTGCCACCTTTATTGTACATACCCGCAGGTTGATCCGCAGACCGCATTTGATTGTATAACCAGCTGCCAAAATCAGCGGCCTTCTTATCAAGAGCACCATAACCCGTAGGTTCTTGGGTCGGTGAATAATAATTGCCGGGATTTAACCGTGTGTTGATTGCGTTCGCATCCAATTCTGGATGTTGTGCCATTACACGGCGAGCCTGAGCCATACGAGCGGATTCAGAAGTATTCCAATTGCTGCTTGCAGAACTGGCTTGGTTAGGTGCCGCAGGAGCAGGTTGAGCCGCCAATTCACGTTGTTGCATGGGATCCATCATAGAAAGATTGGAAGGCCCAGCAGCCATTGGCGAAGGTTTAGGAGCGGCTCTACGATACGTTGTTGACGTGCTTGTATTAGGCGTTGCACCCATACGAACAGGGGCATTACCTTGTGCTTCATAGGCTTTTGCACGATCTTCTGGACGCATGGCCGCAATTTGATCAGGGTTTGCCTTATCAAGATTATGCCAACCGGAGAACAAATCATAATATGCGCCACTAAAGTCAGGAGTGGTTGAACCGCCACCTTCTTTAGCCATACGGCCACCCGGCACTACGCCCGGAACTTTTTGCTTGGAATTGCCATTGAACACACCACCGCCGGAATATTTGCCCATGCGGCCACCGCTGCACATTTTGCATGAGCAATCCTTGTGATGCATAGCCTTGCCGCCAGACGCTTTAAACGCCTTTTCTTTCAATAGCTTATGCATCAACTTCTTGTCTTGGGCTTCGTCTGAGTGTTTGGCTTTGCCGCCCTTGGCGTGGTGCAACCAATCAACCTTGTGGCCATCGGTTTTACCACCCTTTTTATAACCCGCTTGTTGATTAGCAACATCAAGGGCTTGACGAGCGCCAGCAGCATTGAAGTTAGCATTGGTAACATCACGCTGGTCCGAACCAAAAAACGGGATAAATTGTTTAAGGCGGGTATTGGCTGCTATATCTTCCATTTCGGAAGCATTTTGACGTGCTGCTCCAACGCGTTGGGCTTCTGTATTTCCTCCACGAGCAGGTACATTTGGATATGGCTTTTGAACTGATTTAGGATTTGTGCCAGCCCAATTTTGTAAACGGTCAACAATGTCACCGTCCGCATGATGCTCGCGATGGACCTTGCCACCTTTCTTCATCATGCCTGCGGCCTTGCCCATCATTTGGTTCTGTTGACCCACTGGGTTCATGCCAATAGGACCACCGCCTAGTTTTTTAGCGCGACCGCCATCTTTGCGTGTTGGACCTAAACGCCTACTAGCATCCATAAGATCGGATTCCAACCGAGAACGCTCTTGATGCCAATCGCCCCATTGATTTTTATCTGTGGTTTTTGGGTTTGATTGCAATTGCAATTTTTTAATTTCTGCAAGCCGTTTTACTTTTTCACCATGAGGGGACAACATAG